GAGCTGATTAGGCTCTTGATCCGTGAAACCGAGCATGCTATCGAGGTAGTCAACTCCTCTAATAGCATCCAGGATCGGTCGCAGTAGAGACTGTTGGCAATACATCATTGCCGCAGGCTCCATTGCTATGATCCTTGGCGTTTTTAGCGTTTTAGGAACCGAGATAACCTTAGCGGGTATCTCGTCTCCGGGTTCGAGGATGTCGACGTCTTGAACATCTCCGATAAAGGAGTAGTTCGGGATAAGGTAGTCGCTTAGTGCGAACACCTCATCAAGACGCCTGGTCCATGTCTTCTGCCGCCACTTTCCATTACTGGAAAGCGAATCGGCAGTCGATCCAGGACCATGTCTGGGAATTAACTCTCGCTCGTAGATAATCCTATCTACGTGCTTGAATACGTCCCAGTACAACATCGACGCGATGCGGCTAAACTCAGAGAGATCTATCTCTGATAAAGCTGCATCGAATTGATGGACATCCTGCTCACACTGGACATACCCATCGAAAGCCTTACTCACCCTTTCGGGGGAACAAGGCATCTCGATCTTGCTAAACATCAGTGTTAACTGACGAATAGCTCGAATAGAGTCTAACGATGGACTGTCCAGTAACACACCACTAGTCCGGTCGAACACTAGATCGAGGAAACCCCAGAGAAATTTGGGGAGACCACCTTTCCACGAAAAACCGCGGAAAAGGTTGCGATCCACTCTCCCTTGGTCGAGACTTCTCTCGAAGTCCTTACCAAAGGAGGGAAGGGTTATCGTAAGAAACGATAATCCCTCATGATTCGACCGCCCACGGACTGTTTTGCAGTCCATGGTGGCGCTAGTGCAACACCAGCCGGCACACTCGTGTGCCAGCTTTATCCAGAGCAACATTAGGCTTTTCAAAGCCCCTCCTATCTAAACGGTAGGGGGATTGGCTTTCCTTAGCCTATGTTACCTCCGACCCGGCCCGTAAAGGGCCGGCTTTGGGACTTAGAGAACTAGTTGTTGGAAACAGTAAAGTTCCACACAACTAGCCGCCCGTCATCATCCTCCACAATAAAGTGGATGATAAAAACGGACGGGTCTCTAACTCTCACCGCCAAGCAATTTGTCGATGAGAGCGTCCGATGAGGCCGTGTAGAGGGTTTTGAAACCCGCATAGACGGCCTTGATCTCTGCGTTGGTGAACCCAACCTTGGGGATGTCGAACACCATATAAGTACTCAATGATGATTCGACATTCTCCGCGGGAAGGAACACATCCGCTGAGATCTTGGACCAGTCCACCCGGAGGACCCGTCGAGTCCTACGCCCGTAGGCGTGGGAGGCCGACAGATCCACTAGGCCAGTAGCGTCCCGATACTCCGAACTGTTTCCCCCGCTGTTCACACGGGGAAGCGAGTATGGTGTACCGGAAACGGTAATGGACTGTGGGTCGGAAAATGCCATAGGCATTGCTCCTATCTGCAGACAATAAGTCTGCTATTTGGGTGTATGGGCAGTGAATACTGTCCTGCTACGTTCGGGTAATACCCAGCGCAGCAAGTATGGATATCTGGAACGGCGACAAGCCGTCCCAGGTTAATCCAAACCCAAAGGGGTTAGCCCTGATCCGTTTTTTGGTCTCATTGACCATTCGAACGGAACAGCTCGGGAAGGTGTAATCGTTATATTTTGCACCTACCAGAGTGTACGTCGTTACTGCGATGGAATGTTCCATCATGTAACCGTACTGCATAACCAGGCCCTGGCTTATCATGTCGGAAGCCGTTTTCAAAACGTCTCCCGTATTGGTAAACCAGTCGATGGCCCAGGACCACGGTGTTAGGTTCCAGAGTACATCCGGAGTGAGGGACAAGCCGAACAGCTTGTCAGCCTCAGCAACGGTGTCCCGGAGGGAACCATCTGGCAACACGCCATTTGGACCTCCGTAGACAAATGCACCAGAGAACCACCTCTTCACAGAGGTAGTGGTTTGTTTTGTCCACTTACCACCAGTGATCCCACCGCTGTAATCCAGATCTGGTACCAGAGGACCAGCAAACCCCAGATGTGAATCTGGGAATTTGTTAGTCGATAGTACCACTTCTGTTCCAGCGGTGACGATATCAGAGAAGGTATAACTCCTCCGTACGACTCGACCCGCGTCACGTTCATACTGATCTAGTATGTCACGTGACTTGAGTGCGGCCTTACCAAAATTGGTAATGTCGCTCACAAGGGGTCGCCAACCAAACTGGAGGTTCAGATATTCACTGCCCGCTTTGCGAGCAATGTCTGTCCGTTCCTTCCAGGTTCTAATTGAGCTGCGGTGTGGTAAACCATCACGCCACAGTTCGCCTAGAGCGGTTGATAGGTCGACGGCGGAACCTGTAGGTCTGACTCGCGAGATAGCCGTTGCACCTAGGGTGTTGAGAGCGGAATCAGTGCTCTCAGCACTTGTCGGAAACAACGGTTTAGCAGGCGAGCCAACTAGCTCAAAGGGACAACGCAACGCCCCGAGGCAAGTGCCTCGGGAAGCGGTAACGTTGGGACCTGAGGGCGAGAGGTGCGGTTGGTACAAATGGTAGTGTCCGTCGAGAAACTCGGCGTACTGCCTACTTGTATAAAACGCACCGCCTACATCACCGAGGCTGCCAGTTTGTGGCGGCCAAGAGTGACTCTCGGAAACAGTAATCTGTTTCCCCATGTACTGATCGGGTTTGCGAAGCAGGTTAGCTTTGCGCACCCAAGCCTTCTTAACCGAATTAAAGTCCTCCTGAATCGCTCGCGCACTTGCGCTTGCGAAGGGGAGGTCTCTAGTTCTGGTATGAGAAGCCATGGTGATATCGTTCCTTTGGATAAAGACCGAGAGTAATTCTCTCGATCGGTGTATGCACTGCGTGCTCCTCGGCAAAGCCGAG